GCAAAGACGAAATACTATGTCGGGGCTATTCCAACAGATGGCCAATCTCAGCCGACGTATTTCCGCCTCGGGAAATGGATTTCATCGGTCACGGATGATTCGGAAGAAGAAACCGAAGATACGGGGTTCTACGATGGTGATGGGACTCCGGAAACTGACGTTCGTTCGGTGAAGAAGACATATACTTTCGAGGGATTTTATGACGACGATGACCCGGCCATGAAATTTATTGCCAGCCTTGAATTCGAAACAGGAGAAGGACGGAAAATCATGTTTAAACAAGAGCGTTCGAACGGCGACGTGTTGGAAGGACCTGCTACGGTTACGGAAATCGTTGTGACTGGTGGAGAGGCCACAGAATACGAAACATTCTCTTGCACGATCGCATGGGATCGGAAACCGACCATAACCCCTGGTACGGGGGCCTAAGAGGGTAGCATCTTTCTACCCTCTTTTTTACATACCAATCCTTTAAGAGGTGATTATTTTGGCCATCAAAATTCAAACGAAAAACCGGAAATACCGGTTGAAATCGGGGATCTGAAATTTGTTTTTAATGTTGCTGACGAAGCAATCAAAAACTTTCGAGCGAAGGCTCAAAATATCGTCAAGAAGATTGAAAATATCGAAATCAACGAGGAAAACGAAGATGAAGCGATCGAAGGCATCAAAGAAATTTTGCGCCAAGGTTTTGATTTTATGCTCGGTGAAGGGGCTTTCGAGAAAATCTATAAATTGTCCCCATCTGTCATATATTGCATGGAGTATTTCAAGCAAATTGTCGAAGGAATCGAGGAAGAGTTGCGAGCTATGGGATTCGTGGAATCACAAGCAGAGAAGGCGAAGAAATATCTCCAAGCGAAAAAGAAGTGATCGGCCATGGATTTGGCTTACCCGCTGGATGATACCGTTGAGATTGACGGGAAGAAATATAAACTGGACCTGTCATTTGACAATGTTCTCCGGCTGATCGATATGCTCAACGATAAAGAACTTGATGACGTGACACAGATTGAGACCGGACTATATATGCTGCTCGGCGTTGAATTGGATTATCCTATTGAGAAAAAGGCGGAAATCTTTCAAAAGATTTTCCGTGAAACGATCGGCAAAGAAGCCGAGGAAAACATCCCGGTTGATATTGAAGGAAACCCTCTGCCCGCGGACCCGGAAGAACAGAAAAGGGTCTATTCAATCAAACAGGATGCGGAGTATATTTACGCGTCTTTTTATCAGGATTATGGGATAGACCTCTTTGAAGCCCAGGGAAAATTACACTGGGAAAAATTTAAAGCCTTGCTTGTTGGTTTGCGTCCAGATACAAAATTCAAGGAAGTAATCGAGATCCGGACAATGGAGCTTCCTTCGGGCAAGGGAATGGAGAAGGAAAGACAAAGGATTAAAAAGCTAAAAGAATACTACAAACTGAAAGATGAAGAACCGTAACCAGACAGGTTCTTTTTTATTGCCTTGAAAGGCAGGTGAAGCAACATGGCTGACGGTCGCGTTGTAATCGACGTCATTCTTGATGATGGGCAAGTCGCCAAAGGTGTGGCCAATATCGAGAAAGAACTTGGCGGCATACAGGGGACGGCATCAAAAGTTGTATCAGGACTGGCGAGAGTTGGCGCAGCCGTAGGGGCCGCTATCGGGGCCGCGGGTATTGCGGTTGGCAAGATCGGACTGGAGTTCAACGCGATGAAAGAGCAGTCTATGGTCGCGTGGACAACGCTTTTAGGCTCGGCTAAAGAAGCGCAAGACATGCTCAAAAGCATTAGCGACCTGGCGAAGTCGACGCCGTTTGAGACTGAAGACGTCGACATCATGGCAAAATATATGCACAATGCCGGTCTTGCAGGAGACCAACTATTTAAAACATTGACGCGAATTTCCGACGTCTCTTCGGCTTTCGCCATTCCGGCGGCGGAGGCCCGGGAAATGGCTAGGCAAATGAGCCAGGTCATGCAAGCCGGGGTCGCCTATACGGAAGATCTGAATATCCTTCAAGACCGTGGCGTGCCCATCTACAAAGCTATAAGCGAGCAGTTAGGTGTCACGGTCGCGGACGTCCGTAAATTGGCGTCCGAAGGGAAAATTACTTCCGACATCTATATCGCGGCTTTCAACAATATTGCAAAGGGTGTCGCCGGTGCGAGCCAAGCACAATCTCAAACCTTCAATGGCATGATTAGCACGTTCAAGGATAACATCAAAATACTGGCCGGTGAACTAACTGAGGGGTTGTTCAACCGCGTCAAGGGCGGATTATCCAACGTGCTTGGGCTTTTAGAGGATTTCACTGCCGGCCTGCAACAAGGCGGCCTCAAAGGTGCATTCGAGGCAATACTTCCTCCGTCTGTTTTTCAACGTTTGCAAGCATTCGGAACTGGATTCATGAACGTTTTTAATACGATCAAATCCTTTGTTGTGCCAGCGCTGACAGCGGTTGGCGCTTTTATTTTGGCCAAAATAAACGAATTGAAGGCGTTTTGGGACCAAAACGGTGCGCAAATCATGCAAGCCGTTAAGAATGTATTTAACGGAATCAAAGCGGTCATTGAATTTGTCATGCCTGTGGTTCTTTTCATCGTGAAATCGGTATGGGAAAACATCAAAGGCGTCATCAACGGCGCATTAAAAGTAATAAAGGGACTCATTCAAGTTTTCGCCGGTCTTTTCACGGGCGACTTCCGAAAAATGTGGGAAGGGATTAAAAACATCTTTAGCGGAGCTATCCAATTCGTTTGGAATCTTTTTAACTTGTTACTCTATGGCCGATTGCTCAAAGCCGGCAAGGCGTTGTTTACGAGCTTAAAAAATATTTTCATAAACGGCTGGAACTTCATAAAATCCAAAAGCTCCGCATTTTTTAACTGGATTAAGAGCTTTGCGTCCAGCTCATTCAGTGGAATGTGGAAAGCAATCAGCGGATTAATGAACAAAGTGGTTTCAACAATCCGCGGTGCATGGAATAAGGCGGTTGGCTTCATCAAAGGCATCAATCTCAAAGAAATCGGAAAAGACGTCATTCGTGGGTTGATAAAAGGCATCAGTTCCATGGCCGGGGCCGCTATAGATGCGGTTCAAGATATCGGGAAGAAAATAACGGGCGGCATCAAGAAAATCCTAGGCATTGCTTCGCCTTCGAAGGTAATGCGTGACCAGGTCGGAAAAAACATCGGAGCCGGCGTCGCAGAAGGCATCAAGCGTTCCACAAAGAGTGCGGTTTCTGCAGCGAGGGCGCAAGCAAGGGCAGTTTCGGAAGCGATCAAAAACCTGGAGGTTAAATTTGATACTGGCAAAATCAGTGCAACAAAATATATCAGCGAATTGAAGAAAATCCAAAGTCGCTACAAGCTGACTGGAGATCAAGCCCGGAAAATCCAAAAAGAGATTTACGCGGCCAACCAAAGTATCCAAAAGAACGTTACCAGCTTGAATTCCGGCATCAAAGGCGCGACGGAGAAATACTTCAAGAGCGTTAAATCAATTAACGATAATTTGAACAAAAATATTCAAAATCTGAAAAACGAATACAATAAACAGCTTTCGGAACTGACTCAATCGATATATGGTCAAATTGGACTCTTCGATGAAGTGAAATCGAAAAGAGTGGATCCGGCCAAGATACTTCAAAATTTGCGAGACCAAAACGCGCTCATGAAGCAATTCCAAAACGATTTGGCCAGGCTGCAAAAGATGGGCGTGTCGAAGGACTTCATCAAAGAACTCCGGGAAATGGGCATTGACGCGGCCGATGAAATCCATGCGATTGCGTCCATGCCGAAATTTATGCTTGATGAATATGTGAAACAATGGAAAGAAAAACACAGCTTGGCCAAACAAGAAGCGTCTGCACAGCTAGCAGACGCAAAAATGCAAATGGAAGCACAGATCAAATCGCTGACTGCGGCCGCGAAGAAACAGTTAGCGAATGCGAAATCACAGTGGATCGCACAGCTTAAAGGCCTTGCGTCAACTGTGAAGAAATTAGGAGATTATCGGAATTCGGGTAAGGTGCTTGGCAAAAACACAGTCCAAGGATTGATCAATGGACTAAAGAGCATGACCGGCCCGTTGGCGTCTGCTGCAAAAAGCATTGCTAACACATTAATAAAGACCATAAAGAACACTCTGAAAATCAAATCTCCATCAAGAGTCATGCGAGATGAAGTCGGGAAAATGATCGGATTGGGCCTTGCGAAAGGTATTGATCAAAGCGGGAATGTTGCTTTGAAATCCATGTCCAGTCTGACTAATTCCTTAATAAGGAATCCATTACGCGGGGCGAGTTTGCCGATCGGAAACCTTGTTCCTGCGGGTGTTTATTCCGGATTCTCACCCGTTTCCAAAATAGTGGCCCAAACGGTTCAACCTTATGATGATTCGGAGATTAAATCATTGTTGAAACAAATCGCAGAAAAAACGGAGATGTCTATCTCGGGCTTGAAAAGGTCGGTCGAATAATGGATGGAGAACAAGCTAAACGGACAGGCCTTTATGGGAGGAGGGTTGCGTACTAATGTTCGGTATAACTTTTAACGGAAAGCACAGTTATAACAACTTCGGATTAAGGGTGATCGATAAAACGATAGGTAATCCGTCCAAAATCAAAGTCAAAGAGCGCATACCCTTCTCCAATCAGATTTACGATTTTTCTCAAATTTATGGAGGTCAAGAGTATGAAGAACGCCAACTGACATATG